TTGCAGGGCTGCGGTGAGAACAGAATTGATGCCTCTATCCACCATACCATACGAAGTATGAGCATAAACAGTGACTTACTTGTCTACGACAACTGTTATGCAATCAGTTGCCACTATATATAGTGATAGAACAGGGGGTATTTTCACACCAAAGGTGTGTAGAGAAGTTGATGCATAAATATACCCCAACCCCCATCGAAGATGGTCATTGCACATACAGCACAGCACGTATCAGCACCAAAGGTGTTGATTCATCAACGGTGTTGCAGCTTAGTCCGACATCGGACCTAAACCATATACAAAGTATATGACAATTATGCAACACCAATCGTGACCTACCGAAGTGTTGAGCCTCGCATGAGTTTAGCGCACGAGTTTCGTAATTACTCTATAATTACTGCAACGGCGTGGGAAACGACCCGCACAGAGGATCACGCTATGAGAACCGACTTGACAAGGCTTATACTATATTCTACTCGTTTATAAAGAGAAATATATCTCACTTCTTTGTGAGAGATATATGTTCTCTCATATAAACAGAATATAGATAAAGGAAGTAAAACGATGGAAAATTCAGCAACAACAACAAAACCAGCAATCAATACTCTCGAAGAGATTGGTGCTGTAATTGGTAAAGAATGGAAAGCCATCACCAAAGGTGATAAGGTTCGTTTCGATGCTTACACTAAATCCGATGGATTTGATATGAAGCTTGGAAAGCTTATGGTTGAACTCAAAGCCGAAGGCGGTGATCGTATCTCTAGCCAAAGGCTAAAGGATTGCAGCATCAACTCTGTTGATAAACGCCGTAGAGCCGAGGCTATGTGGTTCGTTGAAAACGAAGTAGAGTGCCGTAAGTTCATTGCTGAAAGCAAGAAAGGCTTTACGTCTTTATCTGCTTTGCAGAAAGCGATTGCCATTGCATCTAAGCCAAAGGCTGAACCCGTAGAAACCACCGAAGGTGAGACAGAAGCTAAGTCCGATGTCGGACCTAACACCGAAGGTGAAACAATCGTAGTCACCAAGCAACTTGTGTTTGACCACTTGGTTGCAGTTTGCAAAGCAAATGACATTGACCTGCTGGACATTGCAGAGATGCTTATGTCTGTCGATACAGTCAGCGAAGCTGAAGCAGAAGAAACAAAGGTAGCAGCTTAGGCTGTTACCACTAACCTGAAAGGTTATTGTTATGAAATACATTCAGCATAATACAATAGCTACAGCTATGCCGACACCTCGACAGACACGTTTGCAGGAATTGCAGGCACGTCTATGTGAGGCTAGAAAGTTAGCTAAGTCCGATGTCGGACCTACCATATACAAAGTATATGACCACAAAGATGACCTAGTTGAATGGCGTCAAGATAGTGGATGGGTAGACACTAAATGAATACTAGTCTTACAGTTATATAAACACTTGATACTTTAGTGAAAGTGTTTATATAACATGTATAGACAGTAACAATGGAGAATACGAAATGTTAGTTTGTAATTTATCGCAAATTAGTGGTAACATAAATACTATGGAGTTAAATGTCACACTTGAGCAAATAAAGGCTTGGAAAGGTGGAACCTTAGCCCAAGATGCCTTCCCACAATTGGATGCCGATGGACGTGAGTTCCTGATGACAGGTATTACACCTGCCGAATGGAATGAGATGTTTGCTTAGTCCGATGTCGGACCTAATTTATAACCCTAACTTATGAGGAACTACGATATGTATCAACGTGATGTAAATGAGATCAAAGGCTTTGTCAGATGGCGTGGCCCAGATGCCTTGGTAAACACTGGCCTATTCGTATTGCTTACAATACAAGCTGGCCTGTCCACTGTTCGTGGTAGCATGGTCAAGGTAGAGCACTTTGGTCCAGATGCAGACTGTTTATGGGGCAAAAAATCAGAAGGTTTTGAGTACCTAATGGACAACAAGGATTACCTATATGGTAAAGTATATCACATTGCCGACACCTACGGTTATAGCACACCTATGGGTTGCCAAGAGATCATACGATTGTTTGCCGATGTACCTAACTTAGGTATGGTTAAAGCTGCATTCTTTGCACAATGCCTTGGGTTCAACACTGCATGTTTGGACAGCCACAATCTCAAAAGATTTGGTATACCTGAAGGAGCCGTGAAGCTTAACTTGAAGGCTAAAGAACATACCATACGTCGCAAGATAGCAGAGTATGTACAGCTATGCCATGACTTACGAAAGGACGCTATAGCACCGGATCACATGACTAGTGCAGAGTTTTGGTGGGACAGCTGGTGTCACCATGTAGCTGGCAATCGTGCCAATCGTGCCTTAGATACTAGTGACGTAGTGTCTAGGTTTCATGTAGAATGTGTAACATATGGATTTGAACATGGCTAAAAAGATATCTGTGGGGGTTGTAAATCCTGTGGCTAAGGCTATGCTGCAAGAGCGCAAGTCTCCACAGGTAGTGCTGCCTAAGAAGGGTAGCAAGGCTAAACGTAACAGAAGTAAGGACAAGATCAATGCAATACAACATGCAAAACTTCCTCAAAACGACTAAGGCTAAGTCCGACATCGGACCTAAACCAAAGCGAGATGATTGGAAGCGTGACAGGGATACGGCACGTAAGACCAAAGTAAAGATGCAACGTGGCATCACCAATTTTAAAAGCAAGAGGACAGCATAACATGGCTACTTACATGATATACCAACGTAACAACGTAAACATTGACCACATCAATGCCAAACCCAATGGCGTCTATGCCAAAGCGTACTTTGCATTAGGTATGCCTACTACTGACACAGTAGAGGATGCAGTGTCAGATGCTATATACCATGAGATGTATGAACCTACAATGCTTATGCACGATGCTACAGATGGATTGCGTACCCCATTTGAGGCCATCTTTGATGAGGGCAACGGCTATGGCAATGGTACTATAACTAGCCATGATATTTGCAAACATCCCAGCATGTCAGTAGGCGATGTATTAATAGACTTGACACGAAAGCAGACCCATGTATGTATGCCGACAGGTTGGCACGACATACATGTAAACCTACAACTAGATTACAACCCACTTTCCAACATCCCAACAGTAGCGTAAGGAGCTATCACCATGACAAACACAACACCAACAACCCGCCCAGTAGTTAAATCCATGAAGCCTGAGTTGTATGTACAACACACATTCCACATGCAGAAGGCTTGTAGGTACACCTACAATTACTCTGTAATGGATGACTATATCTTGCAGAATTGGAGTACCTCTACTATTAAAGGCATGGCTAAGGACTTAAATGAATACCATCACCGCATTTCCTACCGTGTTACTTTACTAAAGCAGGCAGGTTTAATTGAGGGTAAACTCAACATGGATCGTGGTAAGCTGCAAAAGCAGCGTAAGATGTTAGCAATGTGGCTTAAAGAAGTTGATGCAAAACTAGAGGGGGTAGCATAAATGTTTGTAATCTTTGCAACCAAATCACTAGACGATGGCAGCAAGGGCTTTCGTTTTAACATCTTGGGTACAAAGGGATTGGTGCGTAAGCGGCGTGTCAAATCTCGTGGCCTCAAGTTCTTCCAACGTAACAAGTGTATGACTGCCCACCACATGGGTAAGGTAAGCTTGTACATTGAACGTAACCGTAATGCAGCACGTAAGCTGTCACATTTTGCAGGGTAGGAGAATACCACATGGATAAGAAACTTAAAACAGAGCTAACCCGTGAAGAAGTTGTACAAATGCTTGACTTGTACAACACACTTGACAATGCGCTAGACAACATAGTTGAATGTCTGGACGTAGACATCTCTACACTGCGTGACTTGCGGCGGATAAGATCCGATTTACGGGAGTTGTTTAACTTTCGTACAGTTGTAGACGAAGATGGACACCCAGAGCATTGGAAGTCTAAGGTCTTACCTGATGCAGATAATGCATGGTATTACGAGCCAAAGGAGTAACACAACATGGCTGTAATGGCATACGACATAACTCTTGAGATTAATAATGTTAAGTCAGTTGTTAAGTTAGACGGTACATACCCTGCGGTAAATGATTGGAAGTCAGCGACAGAGTTTGCCATACACATGGCTATGCATGACTACCCCGGTTGTCGTATTGATTTCATAGACTGTGCTGAGTATGTACATGAGGAATACACAAGCTATGGATACATACACTCAACACCCATTGCCGTACAGTAACGGTACAAAGGATGATCCGTGTGACGATTGGTCGGGCCATCCACTTCCCAAACCACAGAAGGACGATAAAAAATGATTAGTGCAGCATTGATGTGCCTTGCCCTTAATATATACCATGAAGCACGTAGTGAGCCTGCCGTTGGGCAAGCCGCTGTAGCTCACGTGGTACTGAACAGGGTAATGAGCAACAGGTGGCCTAATGATGTGTGCGAAGTAGTGCATCAAGGCTACAATAAGGGTAGGTACAAGTGTCAGTTTAGCTGGTACTGTGACGGTAAGTCAGATGACCCAACAGATATGGTGGCGTGGGCTAAGTCCGTGCTGCTTGCTAATGAAGTTCTAATTGGTAATGTACCTGACGTAACTAATGGATCAACACACTACCACGCAAGATACGTTAAGCCGTATTGGAGCGCAGAACTTGACAAGACTGTGACCTATGGGTCACACATATTCTATGAATAGCTTACCGTTACCAGTAAAGAGTAGACATACACCATACAACTATGGCACAGTTGCCGTACATACAAACATAGGAGAACCAGTATGCCTTTTGATATTCCACAACATTTAGACTTTGACGTAGCCTTTGAGGACACACGTATGCCCGACAAGAAGTACGTCATCAACCAAGAAACAGGGCATCCCCTTGGTATCGTTGGTAAATCTTTTCAGTGTGCATCGCATGGTGATTTCTTTCGTGGTGTAGTTGACACTGCCACTGAGACACTGACTGCCAATGACTTAGATGGTGCTAAGTATGGCTTTCGTACCGCACGTAATGGTGCATGGGCTATGCTGGACATCACCCTGCCTAACGTAACGTCAACTATCCGCACAGATAAGTTCGAGACATCCATTGGCAATCGTATCATCAGTTTGCATGGTATTGATGGGTCATGTAGCAACCAAGTATTCTTTGGTGCTATTGATTTCTTCTGTACCAATGGTATGATCACGGGAGATCACGATAAGGTGCGTAAGAAAAACACTGCCAACTTTTCTATGGAAAGTTTTATATACGAATTGAACCGTGCAAGGACTGACTTCTACCAACAGGCAGAACAGATGCAGGTATGGGCTAACACTAGCCTCAAGTATGTAGACGTAAGCACACTGCTTGATGACATGCTTGGGTCTAAGCGTAAGGCTGAGAAGATGTATGGTTTGTACATGTCGGAAGCATCAACTCGTGGTCACAATAAGTTCTCCTTATATAGTGCTATGACTAACTATGCTACCTATGCAGACGAACGTAATGGGTTCAACCTCAAGTCAACAGGCAATGACACACAGGCAATCAGCATGTGGTCACGTGAGCAAGAGGTAAGCAAGTGGGTCAGCGATGACAGGTTCCGTTTGTTGGAAGCTGCGTAGTGAAACTCAGTTTCAGTAGGAAGGGAGACCTTATGGAGCTATTACTTTGTACCCTCTTAATTAAGGGGGGGTATGAAGTTTTTAGAAACGTGGGTTCTGATGGCCCAATTGACATAGTTGTAGTGGATAGGAACAGTATGCAAACTCTTTGCATAGACTGCAAAAGTCCTATAATTGCCACGGATGGCACACTAAAGGGTAAGCAAAGTAAATTAACGGAATCCCAAATAGCTGCGGGTATAATTTGCATGACCGTATGGGAAGGGAAAATATATTATTGGAGTTCTAGCACAGACATGTTGGCAAAAGATTTTGAAGGAGTAGTATATGCCTAACCTACCACGCTATGTACAAGAGCGAGTGTCACCCTCTGGGGTGATCTCGTACCGCTTCAATCCGCCGCAGCCTCTTGTAGATGAGGGTGTGGTGCAACGTGCAGAGTACGGCACTGACCTCAAGCTAGTGCGTAAGATTGTGAAGGAACACAATGTTGCTATAGATGCGTGGCGGTATGAACAGTCTCTTGTTATACAAGTAAAGCCTAGCAGCAAGGTGACTGACTTGATAAACTACTACTATCAATCTAATGATTTCAATATGTTACGTACTACAACTAAAGTGGATTACAGATACTTCCTTACCATTCTCCACCAGACAATGGGTGGTAAGAAGTATGACAGTGTAACGTCTAAGGTTGCCAAGCAGGCATATGAAGATTGGGTTAAGCGGGGCATCAGCTTCGCTAACCATGCAGCTACTTGTGCCAGTAGGGTGTACAACTACGCCATACAGATGGAACATGCTACCCTAAACCCTTGGGCCAACATCAAACGTAAGGCATTGCCGCAACGTAAGGTAGTGTGGCAGCATGATGACGTTGTCCGGTTTCTTGATAAAGCATACAGCGATTATGAATACAGGAACGTAGGCTTGATAGTACAGATGGCATACGAATGGTGTCAACGATTAGGTGACATGCGTAACCTGACATGGGATAACATTGACTTACATTCTCAGAAGCTAAGCCTTGAGCAGAGTAAACGTAGGGCGGATGTATCTTTACCCATATCGGATGGGTTGTGTGAGATGCTTAGCAATCAACGCACTGACTTTGGGTTTCAAGACTACGTAGCACCTCACCCACGCCCTGTTATGGGTAAGTATCAACCATACGCAATGGAACGCTTATCAAAGGTAGGCCGTAGGGTAATGAGGTTGGCTGCATTGCCGGAGGAACTACGATTGATGGACTTACGTAGGACAGGAGTGACACAGATGATTGATAAAGGTGTGCCAATTGGGCAACTTATGTCGGTGACAGGACACAATCATGTGTCTTCTGTGAAACCATACATGAAGCATACATATGATTCTGCAAATAATGCCTTGACACAAAGAAATGTCAGTGTACAATCGAGCGTAGTGAGTAACAAAGAAAGTAATATGTAATGAATATACTTAGTATTATAAATGATCTATCACTTGTTAATGGTGAGACAAGACGCATGTCCTGTCCTGTATGTAATACTAAGAACACTTTTACTGTTACAAATAACATGGGTTCCATCGTATGGAATTGTTATAAAGCAAGCTGCACTGCTGGTGGTGGTACACGTACATCACTGACTGCTGATGACATACGTAAGTCATTAGGACATGTTGCAGAAGAGACACACGCTGTAACATTCAGCAGACCTGAATGGTTTGTAAGAGACTACAAAAAGATTGCATCCTTCTGTGACCAATGGCAGTTAGATGCGCAAGACTTAGGGCTATTGTATGACGTGAAGGAACATCGTGTGGTGTTCCCTGTTGTACACGGTGGAGTTACAGTAGATGCCACGGGCAGATCACTGGGTAATCGTATACCTAAGTGGAAAAGATATGGTAAGAGTGTATTGCCATACGCTTTCGGACGTGGTAAAACTGCTGTAGTTGTTGAGGACTGCATAAGTGCTGCCGTTGTAGGTAGTGATGTATATGTCGGGGTAGCATTGTTAGGTACGTCCCTATCTAATGGACACAAACAGTACTTGTCGCAGTTCTCATCAGCTATAATTGCATTAGACCCCGATGCTTTACCCAAGACACTGCAATTTGCTAAGGAATTACGTAGCCACGTTGCCAACATCAAGGTACTACGACTAGACGATGACCTCAAATACCGACAGCCATCCGACATGGCAAACCTTTCAACACTAGGAGACTAACACATGGAACTATCACTCATTCGTAGCTTGATGGACAAAGAATTTTATGACGAACATCGTGGCTCACGTTGCCCTGATCGTTTGTTTAGTAAGGATGTGCGTAAGATCAAGCAGTCTATCGACTCAGCTATGGATCGTTACGAACGTACCGTAACACCAGCAGAGATTGAGGCGTTGTTCATGGCTAACAACCCTACCCTCACTACGGCACAGAGACAGGCGTACAGCCACCTGTTTCTTCAAGTAACTAAAGAAGCCCCGATGGGCAGTGACATTGCGCAGGAGGTGCTGTCTAAGCTGTTCCAACAGGTAGTAGGCGAAGACATTGCCAACCTTGGGTTCGACTATGTAAATGGTGACAAGACCAGCCTTGAGCCATTACGTCAGATGCTTGAGCAATACGGCGATGACTTTACACCTAACCTACGTATTGAGTGGGAAGACATTGACCTCGACACCATCATTGCAATGACAGACCTTGAGTCACAGTGGACATTCAACATACCTACGTTGACACGTAAGGTTGAAGGCATCAACGCTGGTCACTTGATTGAGGTAGGTGCACGGCCTAACACTGGCAAGACATCCTTCCATGCCTCACTGGTGGCTGGGCCGGGTGGCTTTGCATGGCAAGGTGCTAAGGTAGTTGTACTATGTAACGAGGAAGGCTACCACCGTGTCGCTCACAGGTATATAACTGCCGCAACTGGGATGGATAAGCACGAGATTGTTAAGCAGAAGCAGAAGGCTATGGAAATCTTTGCTAAGATCAGACCGAACATCATGTTCAAGGACGCAACGGGACGTGACATGAATTGGGTTGAGTCAGTATGCAAGTCATATAAACCTGACATTGTTATACTTGATATGGGTGACAAGTTCTCACGTATGGCTGGCTTCTCACGACCTGATGAATCACTGAAGGCTAACGCTATACATGCACGACAGATTGCTAAGCAACAAGATTGTGCTGTGTTCTATATGTCACAGTTATCTGCGGAAGCAGAGGGTAAGGTTGTACTGAACCAAGCAATGATGGAGGGATCACGTACAGGTAAGGCAGCAGAAGCTGACCTTATGATTATGATCTCTAAGAACCCTACGGTAGAGGGACAGGAAGAAGAAGACAACCAACGTCACATCAACGTGGTCAAGAACAAACTGTCAGGTTGGCACGGTATTGTACACACCGACCTTGAGTACAAGATTGCGAGGTACGTATGTTAATAGAAGTAGCTGACCTAATACAATTTGGTTTACTTGCGTCAGTAGCTGTGTTACTTTGGGAGCAACACCTTCAGAAAAAAACTATAGAAAGATTTAGGGAGGGCATGATTGAATTAATAGACAAACACAACGAATTAGCAGACGCCTTCACAGAATTGGAGGAAGATGTATCTGAAATTGAGGAGGCAATACAGTGATTTCATACGAAGACATAGCTGCCTTTGCTGAGATGGCAGAAGAGGACGTACAAGCTGGGTATGTTTACGTAATTACAAATAAGGCATGGCCCGAATGGGTTAAGATAGGCAGGGCTATTGATGCAAACGACAGGCTACGTAGCTATCAGACAAGCTCACCACTTCGTGACTATTGGATTGTACACTCTGTACACTTTGATGATGTTAATGCAGCGGAGCGTAAGGCACATTTGATTGCGGCAAGGATTACCAGCACACCTTGGAACAAGGTTGATAACGGTGAATGGTTTAAGCTTACCGAACAACAGGCAAAAGATGTACTAAAGGAGGTGACAATTGATTAACGCAACATACATAGACCACATGGGTACTGACCTTACTGTAGTTAATGCAGCACGTGTTAGCTTTGGTAAGAAATCTGAGTACGTTACCTTAACAAAAGGTTTCCACTCAGGTGAAGCGACAGAAGAGTCACTATCAAGCCGTGACGTAAAGCTAATCCAATACCTAGCCAATCATAGCCATTATAGTCCATTCGGTCACTGCTTTGCATCCTTCCATGTCAAGGCTCCATGCTTTGTAGCACGACAGTTAGTCAAGCATAAATTTCTGCGTTGGAATGAGATCAGCCGTAGGTATGTCGATGATGAGCCTGAGTTTTACACACCTGATGTATGGCGTGGTAGGGCTGATGATATAAAACAAGGTAGTTCAGGCGAAGTTAAAGTTCCTTACTTAGTGCCACATGAGTTTAACAAGTCTGCCCTCTATGAGTACGAAACATTACTTGAGGCGGGTGTATGTCCTGAGCAAGCACGTATGGTATTACCACAGTCCACCATGACTGAGTGGTACTGGTCAGGTAGCCTTGATGCCTTTGCTGATATGTGTAAGCTAAGGTGCGCCACTGATACACAGGCAGAGACACAAGAAGTAGCTTGGGACATATACTT